AAAATTACGCCGTTGTGCGTACGACGTGGTACGAGAAAGGACAAGTGATTGCAGTGACCGAAACTTGTATTCATTCGTACGACGAAGCAATGCGGGCAGAGATGCGCGACATCATCAAATGCGCGTTGCAGGCTGGCGCTGATGTTTCGTTGATTTGTGTCGAAACCCCTGACGAGTTGGGGATGAAACCGGCATGAATGAATTAGCCGAACTGTTCCGTAATGCGATTGAACTCAATCGGTACAGCAACAGCGTTGCTCGACGGATCATTGAGTCATATAACGATCGGGTGCTGGACGCTATTGATGAGCTGTCTGTTGCTGATGGCTTGTCGGGAGCTGATCAGGCTGAAAAGCTCCAGGCGATTCTCCAAGAACTAAAGATCGAGTTGCAGGCGTGGGGTGCCTTTAGCACTGCGCTGATGATCGATGAGATGCAGGAGCTGGCTGTAGTGCAGGCTCGCTTCAGTGAGCAGGAGCTGGGCCGGGTTGTTCCTGAGGGTGAGGATGAGCCGGTGCGGCGTGTGCCGATCCTGGCGGGCTTTGCTGCTGCTGTTGTGTTGTCTGACCCCACGGCTCGTGGTGTTGTGGCATTGAGCGACAACCTGGAGGAGCGTGTTGCCGGGCGGCAAGTGGGTCAGCTGGCGGCCGGCGGTGCGGTGCGGCTACCTAATGGCGAGGTGGTGGACAAGGCGTTCCGGCGGATCGCAACACGGCAAGCCGAGCTGTTTGGGCTGACGGTGCGAAACGGGCTGTTGAGCGGTGAGACGATTCGGCAGATTTCGCAGCGGTTGCGCGGCCGCTTGCGTAAGGGTCAGCGTGGCTCGATTGATCGCATCATCCAAGCTGGCGGGCAAATGACATCCGGGGCCAACAATCAAATGCGGGCGATTGTTCGCACCACAGTGACGCAGATGGCTGTGGAGGTGGATCGGTTTGTGGCGCTGGCTAATCCATTGATCACCAATCGCTACCGCTACACGGCGGTGTTGGATTCACGCACGTCTGCCCGTTGTCGATCATTGGACGGCAAGATTTACGAGTGGGGTAAAGGGCCATTGCCCCCGCAGCACTTCAACTGTCGATCACGAACGCGGAGCATTTGGCGCGGTGAGACTGGGCGCGAGAGTGATATTCGGCAGGACTACGGCGAGTGGCTGAACGAACAGGATGAGGCGACGAAGATGGATGTTCTCGGCCCAGGTCGCTTGAAGTTTTGGGATCGGCTTGTGAATCGGTTCGGCCCGGATGAGGCGATTCGTAAGTTTGTGGCCAGGGACGGGACAGAGCTAACTTTGGAACAGTTAAACCGCCGTTACCCCAATGGCTCTTCCAGCTAAGTATCAGTTCAAGGCGTCAAGCGCTGCGGCGAAGCCGAAAGCGACGGCCAAGAAAAAGTCCGCTAAAAAGGAAGCACCTTCGGAGGCTGACTGATGCCTAAAGGCCCTGGCACCTATGGCTCCAAGATGGGCCGTCCCCCTAAGAAAAAGAAAAAGGGGAGCAAGAAGAAGTAATGGCTAAGCGGAACGTCCCCACGAACCCCAGCCTTTACGCCACAGTCAAGGCTGCGGCAAAGCGCAAATTTGCCGTGTATCCCAGCGCGTATGCGAATGCGTGGCTTGTGCGTGAGTACAAGAAACGGGGCGGTAAGTACAAGACCGAATCAGGAGGCACCCGTGGCCGCAAAAAGAAAAAAGCCTAGGGGCGGCCTGGGTCGTTGGTTCTCTGAAAAGTGGGTTGACGTAAAAACTGGCAAGCCTTGCGGAAGGCAAAAAGGTGAGAAGCGGGATGGCTACCCCGCTTGCCGCCCTTCTAAGCGTGTGTCTTCAAAAACTCCCAAGACGACTGGCGAAATGTCGCCGTCGGAAAAAGCCAAATTCAAGAGGGAGAAGAAGGGACCAGCCAAAATCAAGTATCAGCACAAGAGGCGTAAGAAAAAGAAATGAGCATCAAGCGCGGTGGCCATACGTTTCAGGGCTTTGATAAGCCCATCCGCACGCCGAACCATCCGAGCGGCAAGTCTCACGCTGTCGTCGTTAAGGACGGCGATAAACCGAAGCTCATTCGGTTCGGTCAGCAGGGTGCTAAGACGAAACGTCCGCGCAAAGGTGAGAGTGCTGCGGACAAAGCTAAGCGTGCGTCGTTCAAGGCACGTCACGCAAAAAATATCGCGAAGGGGAAGACATCTGCCGCATATTGGGCGGACAAAGTAAAGTGGTCGTGAAATCAACCTTACGGGTTATTCATGGCTGAAGAGCAAATTCAAGAGACTACGTCTCCAGAAGCTCCTGACAATTCTGAGCTG